GGTCAGGCCGCTTGGAAAGACATTGTTCTTGGTCTTGGCGGTGCTTTCTCCCCTGTATATGACGCAAGCTCTCTCATACCGCCAATCGCAAAGGTGGCGATTGAGGATGTCGCAAATTATAATTTCTTCACGGGAAGAAACATCTATCCTGAATGGATGGACAAGCTTGATCCCGAAATGCAGTCTAGCAAATACACAAGCGAGACGGCTAAATTCTTGGGCGAAAAACTTGGCGTTTCCCCCGCGAAGATAGAGAACACTTTGCGCGGTCAGTTGGCTGGCGCGTCCGACTACGTTACTGGCGCAGGAGATCTTATCTTGGACAAGGTGAAGGAATGGAACGGAGAGAAGAACGTCGATAAGCCGATCACTCCTTCGGACATAGCCGTTTTGAAAGCCTTCGCCGTTCGCCGTCCAGCCGGATATAGGTCGCAGTCGGCTAAGTTCTTCTTCGAAAATTATGACGAGGTGCAAAAAAAGCACAACTCGTTAAAGCGTCTGGAAGGTTCTGAGAAAAAAGAGTATGAGGAAAAGAACCGTAAGGTTCTGTCTCAATACACTTTTTTGAGCAGTTCCTTCAAGGGAATGAAAGGGCTTCAGAAACAGGTTGACGCGATTTATGACAATCGCTCAATGTCTTCCGAAGAGAAGGTAAAGCGCATCAACGATCTCGAAGATCGCATCACAGAGATTGCAAGGCGAGCAAACACAAGTTACAATAAATCCGTGGGAGAACGATAATGGCAATTTCTGACAACTACTCGCCCGATAAAAACCAAGGAAACGGAGTGACTACAGAGTTCTCCGGCTCTTGGAAAGTTTTGAATTCGTCTTATTTCCGGTGCGCTCTCGAAAGCGTTTCTACTGGCGTTCAAACGCTATTGACGCTTGGTTCAGATTACGATCTTGAGTTCGGAGAAAGTGGATACAAGGCGACACTTCACACCGCGCCGTCTTCCGCTTATTATGTTGTCCGTTATCGTGAGGTCGCTCTCGATCAGACAGACCCGTATCGGACATCAAAGGGTTTCCAAGGTACTGTTATCGAGAACAGCTTCGATAAGCTGACGGCAATCGAGCAGGATCAAAACGATCAGATCGAGCGTTCGATCCGTTGTCAAGTTGGCGATGGTTCTATCGGTTTCATCCCTGCAGCATCGGCTCGCGCTTTGAAGTATCTCGCGTTCGATGGATCAGGAAATCCAATCGCAAGTGATGGGACGACAGACACACCAATTTCTTCGGCTATGACACCAGTTGTCAGCGCGAACACATTAGCCGATGCAAGAACGGCTATGGGGCTTGGGTCTATGGCTGTTGAGGAAGCATCTAATTATGCTTTAATAAGTTCTGTTTATGGAAGGAACAGAATTATAAACGGTGATATGAGGATAGATCAGAGGTATGTAGGTTCGAGTGTTACTGTCAACACGGACGGTCTTTATGTCGCTGATCGCTGGCGTATGGGCATCACTCAAACAGGAAAGTTTAGCGTTCAACGGATCAATAACTCGTCGATCTCTACGAACAATTACGCCTTAAAGTTCACATCGCTATCGGCATTTTCCCCATCCGCTTCTGACCAGATGGGCTTCGGGACAATCTTAGAAGGCCTCGACGTTGAAGACCTCCGCCAAGGCTCGGCCAACGCGCAACCGTTCACAGTATCGTTCAAAGTTAAGGCAAGTGTCGCAGGGACGTACACACTTCGGGCGACGCTCGTTGGTTCGACGAATTACATGTACACGACGACCTTTAACGTCGCGCAAGCCAATACAGAACAGACTGTTTCTGTCACGTTCCCCTCTTGCACAAGCGGAACTTTTAACATCGACAACACCGCTGGGCTTGTTCTTTGGTGGGATTTTGGTTCGGGTTCAACCTACACAGGTGCAGCTTCCGCCGTTTGGGGAACGACACAAATCAATAAGGTTACGGGTTCCGTTAGTTTGCTCGGAACGAACGCCGCCACGTTTGAGATAACGGATATTCAAATAGAAAAAGGTCAGACAGCCACACAATTTGAACGGATACCTGTGTCTTTATCTTTGGCTCGTTGCCAGAGATATTATCAGAAGTCTTATAATCAAAACATATCTCCGTATTCTGCTGGGTATAACTATACTGGGTGTATAACTGAAAGTGATAGCTATCAATCAACAGGATTGATTTGGACACATGTTCCTTGCCGATACCCTGTTCCAATGAGGGCATCACCAACAGTAGTTATATATAGCCCAGAAAACGGTGCTACAGGAGTTGTTCGTGATATGCAAAATGCTCAAAACATAACAGCAACACTACAAAATGCAGGAGAAAATGGTTTTATCGTTTACTCACAAGCGACAACATCATCGACTTCTTGGATTAGAGCGTTCCATCACACATCAGAGGCGGAGATGTAAAAATGAAAGAATACAAGATAACACCATGCGGCGTTATAAGAACATCAGACAATGCAAATATACCGAATGATGTATATAATTCTGACTGGGTAAAATATCAAAGATGGTTATCTGAAGGAAACACTCCCGATCCTGCCGATCCATGCCCTGAGTGTGAGACAATTCCGTCATCGGCAAAAATTCTTGCAGACGCTTTAGTCAGCAAGGGCGTTCTTACTCAGGCGGAGATCGACACGGTTGCCTCTGAAAATGGCGTTGTGTTCTCGGATCAGTAAGGCGGTGGTGTTATGGAACCTGTTCACGTTGACGGAATAATGATGAAGATAGCTGAACAGGGTGTCTTGTTCGCGTTCATGCTTCTGTGCATCATCGGTCTGTGCGTTGTTATCCGTTCAATGTACACACGGGTCAACCAACAAACAGACCAGCAACAGAAGATTTTGATCGACAGCACGTTGGCGATCAACAACAACACGGCTGCACTTGGCGCATTGGTCAAGCAAGTCGAGAGGTTGGACAACAATGCTCGATAAACTGAAGCAGAAGATTTTCCCTTCGGATGAGCGAAACAAGGCTCTCAGGGAAATCCATGCTAAGAGCCTAGAGTTAAACACGGAGGCGCGAGAGCGTCTTATCGTCGTATGTGAGATCAAAAAAAAAGTTGATAAGGACGAGAAGCCGCTTCGTGATTTTGTCTGCATTGTGAGGTGAAGATGTTTCAGTTGAGCCAAAGAAGCCAAGACCGTTTGAATGGGGTTCATCCCGATCTGTGCGCTGTTGTTCGCCGCGCTATCGAGATCACGGACGTTGACTTCTGCGTAACCGAAGGCCTTAGAACGAAGGAACGGCAAGCGCAATTATTCGCGGCTGGCGCGAGCAAGACTATGAACAGCCGACACCTGACTGGTCACGCCGTCGATCTTGCGGCTATGATCGACTTCGACGGTGACGGTAAGCCGGAAGTTAGATGGGACTGGCCTCTTTATGAAAAGCTGGCTGTTGCCATGAAATCGTCGGCTGAAGAGTTAAAGGTTAAGATCGTATGGGGTGGTGATTGGGTGTCGTTTAAGGATGCCCCTCACTTCGAACTGGACAGGAAGGTGTATCCATGACCGAGTGGCTGCTAAAGAATGCCCTGCCAATGGGTCTGAGCGCGTTGCTGACGGGCTTAATCGCCTTCGGCCTACATACCCTAGCCGTGAGTTGGATAGAAGCGTCCTACGAGCGAAAATTGACGGAACAAAAGACGGTCTTGACCGAACAATGTGCCGCCTCAAAAGCCATTACCAAGGAGGTTTCCGATGACTACCAGAAAAAACTTACTGACCGTGACGCTGCTCTCGCTAACGCTCGCCGCTTGCTCAACCGCAAGTGCGCCGCCCCCGTGGTCGTCAACACCACCACCGGATATAATGGTTCACCCGTCCAAGGACAGCCTTCTGGACAGGATGACCGCGCTCTTAGGGCTGACGCAAACGACCTCATCGACATTGCAGCCGAAGGCGAGAAGTACCGCCTCCAACTAATCGGTTGCCAGACGTTCATCGAAAAGAGCGTTTCAATCGTTCCATAAAAAAACGGCGCGTTGCTTCATAACAACGCGCCGTTATATTTTCGGGTTGGCTTAACAGCCTTTCTTCCCGCCCTTCTTGATCGGTTTCTTCGGAGCCATAGTCGATCACCTCCTTCCCGATATAGTTTTGTTAGGCCGCTTCCTTCTGATCTTCGGCCTTTACCTCGTTCGCGTCAACTTCTTTGAAGACGATAGCGCGAACAGCGCAGTCCTTGGCTTCGAGAAGTTTGCGGAGCATGACGGTCTTCTCTGGATTTTCAGGAAGGTGTCCGTTCATCTCCGTTGCGAGATCGGCGAACTTCTTGCTGACCGACTTCATGGGTTCAGGAAGATGTTCGTAGTTGAAGAACTGCATAATCGACATAGGTTCACTCCTTCTGGTTATAGCGAGGTATCCGCCCCGCCTTCGGTGCTGAACGACTTAACGATGCTTATGATCGTGTACGCCGCAAACGCATGAAACGCGATGCAGCCAAAAAGAGCAAGAACGAGTGGGAGATTTACAGTTCTCATCTCCACGACCGTTATGCAATTCTCGGCTGGTTGAGAGTGAACCAGCTTCAAGTATGGCGGGATCACCCTCTTCATTATTTGATCTTGTAGTGTTCGTTGACGATGCCGCGAACAATGTCGGAAGGTTTTGTTCGGCGCGATTTGTCTGCGTTCGCGTCCTTCGTGATACGTTCCCATTGCTCATCCGAGAAACGGATACCGCGAGCCTTGAGCGTTGGTTTCTTTTTGATCTCTCTTTTCATAACATCACCTTAGTTTGAGCAAGAAGCAACATCGTGAACCGTGACACAAAGGCCAGCGAGAAACAGATACGCGATCACTATGAACGCCACAAAAACTAACAACTCTAGGCAACACACAGCAACTTCCTTTATCGTAATCATCGGTTTTGTTCCTGTCAAACAGTTTGTTGAACATCCTTGATCGTTATCTCTTTCTTCGTGACGACCAAGATACAGCCTTCATCCTTGACGATCTTTACGTCCTCTTGTGTAAGGCCTCTTTCCCGTACCCATTTCTTCGCCATGTCAATGGCTTCGCTGTCAATACCTCCAACAGCGCAGACGACGAAACGGGCAGGGAAAGGTTTTCTTTCGTAAGGCATCACATCTCCGGCGTGTCGTCATCGTCATCGAATGGGACTTCCTCTTCTTTCGGAGGAACATAGGCCTTGGCTTTCTTAGACCATTCGTTGTGATACGGCCTTACCGTTTCCTTGATCTCAGGAGCGAGCGACCCAAGCCATTCAGTATAGGCCTCAACGCCTTTCGACGCAGCGTCTTCGCCTTCAGCCTTTACCTTCGGGTCTATCTTCTTGACCTGTTGCGTTGTCGCCAATGGCTTCACGGTGAAAGGTTTCTTGTTCGCCCTTGTGGCGGTAAGAGCGAGAGTGATGTTTTCCTTGATGTCGCTCATGTGACTGATGCGGATACCTCCGACAGCCACACCGCCAAACATGACCTTCTCGTCTCTGTAGAGCGTCATGCTCTTCCCGACATAGGAAGTCCCGTCCTTTCCCCACACCTGAACCAGAACGCGCCGCATTGACTTGCAGGGCTTATATGGCTTCCCGTTGTCGCCCTCAAAGTTTATGGCGATTGGCTGGTCTGGGCTTTCAGATTTCGACACGTTCGTGATCTTGACCGTGATCGAGCCGCCGATAAGATCGTCGCTGTTAAGCTGATCGCTTTTCGGCTGGATAGTCTTTGATACGTCAACCATGTTTCGTCCTCCTATACGACGATTTCTTCTTCGATCACGCGCTCTGTAGGAATGAACCTGAGCGTCTGATCGTTGACGATAGCTTCATATTCCGACAGCTTCTCAGCGATCTTCGCCTCGAATGCAGTCGCAGCCCTGATGATCGCTTCCTGAATAACGAAGTCAGGATGAACGCGATGCGTCATCATCGGAAGGCCACCGTGGTAGCTGATGAAGTCGCACCACTTGCGCTTCGTGACAAGAAGCCCCGTCTGAATTTGGAGCATACAGTTCAGCTTCTTGTTTTCTGGAACACCCTTCGACAAGATCGTCTCGATCTGATACTTCTGGCGGCGAGACTTGCATTCGATAAGACCATCATCTCCGACAAGACCGTCAGGAGAATAGCCGAGGGTAAAGCCGAACTCGTCGTTTGTAACGAAACCAACATCTTCGACAGGCGCATATTTATCGCTGTACGCGATGCGAGCAAGGACTTCTTCTTCGTGTCCTCGGATCATATCATCGCTTACATACGTTGGTTCGACGTATTTCGTGATGCGCTGTCCGAGAAGTTCGAAGACATGGGAGCGAGTGTCATCGTTGTCTGCGATCTTCAATGTAGGCGTGATTATTTTGTTCATCTCGCTGGCTGTAAGGATGCCGCAACGAATTGCGAACCATTCGTCAGAACCCTGAACGATGTCTTTGTGATAGGTGATGGTCATGTTGTTATCTCCTAATAGCTAATCTTCGTGTGCGGAACTTTGCCGGATGCGATGGCGATGACGATAGCTTTCGCCGTTGCTTCAACCCCGACAGACTTTTCGATTGCCTGCATAAGCGCGGTCAACACCTCGTTGTTGATCTTCGCTTTATGTTTCTTGTCTGCTTCACGAGCAGACGCTTCAGCTTCAGACTTGCGCTTCTCTGCCTCGATGCGTTCACGCTCTTCACGGGCGGCACGCTCAACAGCTTCCTTCTTCTCACGCTCTGCACGTTCTGCGTCTGCCTTGCGCTTGGCTTCTGCTTCTTCGGCTGCGCGGATCGCGTCTTCCTTGCGTTCGGCGGCTTCCCGTTCGGCAGCTTCGCGTTTTTCTTTGTCGGCCTTTTCCTGCGCGGCCTTGGCTTCTTCGGCAGCTTTTTCCTCTGCCTCTTTACGCGCTTTGTCGGCAGCTTCACGGGCGATCTGTTCTTCTCGATGTTTGCGAGCAAGTTCTTCCTGCTCTTTACGAAGACGTTCAAGTTCTGCTTGGTCTTGGTCGTATTTTATCCGAGAGGCAAGAAGGCGTTCGAGTTCGTACTTCGTCGCGCTGATAGTCTCAGACGCTCTCATGGAGAATTCCTGCCAGTCGAATGACGACAGTTCGGAAAGCTGGTCGATACGGATTTGGATATGATCGACGGTAGGCTCAACCTCAAACTTAACGAGTGAAGATATAACGCTGATGCGATCCTCACGATCTTGAACGCGCTTCTTTTCTGCGTTCTCCCAATCGGTCAACGGCTTGCGAACCTGTTCCTTCATCTCGTCAAGAGCGTCACGGATTTTCTTTCTCTCTGCATCGACAAGATCGACGGTCTTCTGCATATCCGACTTTAACGTCTTGCCTTCTTCGTCAAGCGCGATCTTTGTGCTTGCGATCTTACGGGCGACAGACCTTATTTGATCTCGTCCTTTACTGGTTGATATGTCCAGCTTCAGGGCTTCGACCTGTTTCCGTATCGCGTCTATAACGCTCTCGCTTCCGCCTTCTTTCCCGAAGACTGCAACGGCTGTTATGGGCTGCAATACGATTAGTTCATTTTCATCTGACATTGTTCTATCCCTTTGGTTGGTTGGGAGGTGATCGGTTTTACAACACGATCAGGTTGTCTTTTTTTATTCTGCGTCTTCGGCCTCGTCGTTCGACTTGGCGACTTGTTCGATCTCCAAGTTTTCACCGCGCAACACGTTGGCAAGAGCGACAGCGTTAAGCGGTTCGATCTTAACCTCGGAGCGCATGACAAAATTGATCGCAGACTTTTGAGTGTCTGCTTGAACGATGCGCTTGCCCTTGGCGGTTTCGATAAGATAGATAGGCATTTGTTTATCTCCTTGGTTGGTGTTAGACAACTCGTTAAACGATTTGTCAAACAATGTTTACAGGGTTGCCTTGTACTCGTCAATCTTTTTTTTCAGATTTTCTGGATTATTTAGAAAGAAAGCTATGCCCCCGTTTTTGTTGATGAAGTTGATGAAGTTCTCCTGCTCTCGTTCGTGTTCTGTTGTCGGCTTCTTCCACGACGACTTCTTGGTTTCGACGCACAGAAGAACGGCAACAGTTTTCCCGACCATATCAGGAGTTATGACGACAGGGGCGAACCCAACAAGATCGCTCGCCCCTTCTGCTTCAAGCCCCGCCCGTGTCTTCCTACCATCCATTGTAAAGAAAAGACCACGGTTGTTACGAAAGAGACGGCAACCGATGCGGCTGGCCTCAAGCCTTGTCTGTTGTAGGATAGGGTCTTCAAGCGTCATCACATCCTCACAACGCTAAGAGAAGAAGCATGGGTATGGAATAACAGAAAACACCTGTTAAAACTTCTCCCCATTCAGTCCATCCCTTCGCATACACAGAAGGTTCTTCTGGGCTTTCGATAACCCATAATGGTGCTTCTGTATATTTAACGAGGTTTGCTTTCTTGACGTAATAGAAGCCGCTATCAACTCCATCTAGGAAGTTACTACCAATCGCGTACATCCCACCGGAGATAAGCCCGAACAGAAAGATCGGGGTCAGGTTCGGCATGAAGTAGAACGCAGGCGCGAGCCAAAGACCTACACGGACGGTCGCAATCAACGACATGTACAGGTATCCCCAGATTGGAATTTGCCATGTCCAGCCGTGTGGAATAAACCTCCCTGCGAACGTCAAGAAGAACGAAGATACGAAGACGGTGCAAACATCAGCGTATCCGAAGCCCTTCACCACCATTGCGAAAGCTACCGCAGCCGCCATGATAGCGGAGAAGACGGCTCTCTGTTTCTGTGTCCCGCCGAGGGAAATAAATCCACCGACAAAACGATATACTGTTTCAAGCATTTTGTTTCCTTTCATGGTTTCACTAGGGTTACTTTACTCCGACCGCGAGTGATTGCGGTGTAGAGCCATCGAGCGCGTTCCGTTTTATCCGCGCCTATTGGCTGGCTATATACGAGAACATGGTCGAACTCTGATCCTTGCGACTTGTGGCATGTGATCGCATAGGCATAATCAAAACGGTTTAGCTTTGCACAATGGCGCGGAGGCATCCCCTCAACGCCCCTGAAGTTTCCGTCCCAAGTCTGAAGGTTTATCTTTCCTTCGAATGACAGGAGAATTTCTTCGTCGTCGCTTTCCTCTGCATCTTTTTCGGCTATGCCGATCATACCATTAAACAGACCTTCTTCTCTGTTGTTTTTTGTGCAGATTATTTTGTCACCCTTCTTCGGGTAAAGGCCTTCGAAGCCCAACTTTTCCCTGAACCTATTGTTCCAAGCTAATCGGGTTTTGTTATATCCGACGATGATCTGATCTGCTTGATCGTAAACTTCACTCGGCACATCACTCTTTGGCGCGTGGACGAACTCAGGATGGGCGCAGAATGGGATTTGCTTCCCCTGCCTTACGTCAGTAGCGTACCGAATGATCGCGCTCTCTAGGGCTTGTCTGTGGATTTCTTCAATAAAGAAATCAGGGTCAAGGTCGCATTTTCCATTGATCGGCGGAAGCTGAAACGGGTCGCCGAGGTAAAGAATTTTCGTCCCAAAACTTTCGAGGTCTTCGCGTATGTCTGTCGGAAGCATAGAGTATTCATCGACGATAACCAGCTTGGCCTTTCTGATGTCGCTTTCTTCGTTCAAACAGAATTGAGGTTGACCGCGAAACACTCCTTCCATTCCGCACTTGGGGCAACCGCTTCCCTTGCAGTAAGGACAGTCTTCTTCGTCGCCTTCAAGCTTGTAGATCGCGCCGTGTATCGTGCTTGTCTTCCGGCATCCCTTCTCACGCAAGACGTTCGCGGCCTTGCCTGTGTAAGCGCAAAAGATCGTGCTGTCGTGACCAACAACATCGGCTATATGTCTGGCGAGAGTTGTCTTCCCCGCGCCTGCATATCCGGCAAGAACGAAGCGTTTCTCGTCTCCGTTCTTTATCCATCCACATATCTTATCGAATGCGGTTATCTGTTGGCCTGACAGCTTCACGCATACACCCCATTCATTGCGAGGAAAATATCTTTCGCCGCGCCTGCGTCTGCAAGAGCATTATGCGCCGTGTCCCCAAGCGTATTATCGCAGAAGTATTTGAGGGCAACATCCAGCTTAGGCCACTTACCGCCGAATAAATGTGCGTTTGTTTTCATGGTGCAGAACCAAGGCTTCTTATGGCTTTCGCCTGAATTGTGATAAGCCTCTTCGATTTCCATCATGCCCCTGTCAAAGTCGCTGTTGTGGCAAACAATCATCGACGCTTTGCTCGCCATGAAGCGATAAAGTTCAACGGCTTTTTGTTGGTCGATCCCGTTCAACTCGCATTCGTCTTTCGTGATGCCGTGAACTTTCTGCGCCCCTTCGCCCATATCCCAACCACTCGGCTTTATAAGGGTAAGAACTTCCATGATCGTTCTTCCTTTTCCGTCAAACAGGATCATGCCAAGCTGACAAACGCGAGCCTGACCATCCTGAACAGCCGCGCCCTTTTTTATAAATCCCGTTGTCTCTGTGTCGAGCGCGAGGAAGAAGTCTGTTTCTTTAATCATGCTGCTTTCCCTTTCTGTTTTTTAAGTTGCCTTGCTTGATAGATGCGAGCCGCCCAACCAACTGGCGAATTGTAGCCGCGAGACTTTGCCAGCTTGATTAAGTCTTCCATCGTCTCGGCCTTCTGTTGTTCGTCAAGACGCTGATATTTCTGTTCCTGCTTCATGCGCTTCAGTTCTTCTTTATCGACCTTGACCAACTCTCCGTCCATCTCCTCGATCTCGCGCCCATATACAGGATATACGAAGCCGCATTGTGGACATGCTGGCGATGGTGAATGAACGTAGTAGCACTTCGGGCATTGCCTTGACGGAGGGGCTGGTTCAGTATCCCCCTTCTTTCCCTTCTTCCTACTCTCAAGCGACCAGTCTCTTTCGGAACAAGGAAGGCCGTGTTCGATGTAGTTGTTAACGTGGTCGTTGATGATGGCGGGATAATCCTTATATCTAAGAACGCGCCCCCAGAATTGAAGCTGCGCGGCTAGTGATTTCGTTGGCTTTAGATCGCTCGCGCTTTCGATGCAAACGTCCATGCCTGACGCTTGCGAAAGATCGAAGCCGAAGTTAAGAAGATCGCAGAACGTAAGGACTGTTATCTCTTTTTTTGCATACGCCACAAAGATGCGCTTGCGTTCATCCATAGGCGTTTCGCCGTCAACATGTATCGCCTTTACTCCGGCTTTCCTGAACGTCTCTGCAACAATCTGAGAGTGCTTGATCGAGGCGCAGCGAACAATATGAAGTCTGTCTTTGCATCTCGCAAGATAGTCGTTGACGCAATCACCGATGATGATGCCTTGCTGTTCCATGTACTGACCAAGTTGAACTTGGTTATAATCACCATCGCCCACCTTGATGCCTGAAAGATCTGGCTTCGTTCGCCCGTAATAATAATCGTAGTCTGACAGGCGTTTGTTCTCGATCAACCATTGGATCGACTTGCCCTTGACCATGCAGTCGTACCAGATACCAAGGCCTTGACCGTTCAACTTCCAAGGTGTAGCCGATAGGCCTATGACCCACGCGCCCTGATTTTTATAGAACTCAATCAGCTTCCCAAGATTTTCAGAACCGAAGTGCGTCTCGTCTATGAGAACGATATATCCTTTCGGAAGTTTGCTTGATGAAAGAACGCCCGTTTCTTTGTCGCAATCTATGCGCCCCGTCATCGTCGGAACCATGCCAATATAAACGGGAGAGGAAGGATTGAACGGCTTACCAGCGGCTATATAACTGTGAGGAATTCTGTAGCTGTATAGCGTATCGCTTGTCTGCTCAAGAAGGTCTTTCCGTGGTACTGTGAAGATGATCTTTCTATCTCTCAGCTTTTCAAGATCGGCCTGCTTTTCACACGCCTTCATAATCATATAAACAGCCATAGCTGTTTTGCCTGATCCTGTCGGAGACTGAAGAAGGATCGCCTTATGTTTCCGCATTGCCTCGCGGAGTTGGACGATAAGCTCTTTCTGGTCTTCAAAAAGTGTGAGCGTTTTAATCAAGGCTTACTTCCTCCATGCTATCATAATCCACTTGCTTCTGTGGTTCGAGCATGTCTTTTTGATTGTTCTCGGTGAAGTGTCGAAGCGGTACGATAACGGCGTTCGTTCTTATGCCGCTTGCAAAGTAGAATGATTGGTTATGTCGTTCCGCGCCTTCAAGGTTCAACAGGCGAGCCGAATAACTATCATACCAATCAGTCCCGCGAAGAACCCTTTGCAAGATTTCATGCCGAACGGCGAAGTAAACAAATTGACCCACGCGAGCGATACCATAACGACGAAGGAATTTGTCTTCGTCAGAATTTTTTTCCGATGCGTCCATTATGAGTTCGCCGATTGACCTGTCGTAAGATATTCCAGAACTGCTTGTGAAGCGAACGATCGCGCTGGAAATATGCTGCAAGCATTTCTCGCTTTCGCTCTTGCTCTCGATCATTGTATGATCGCCCCACTTGTAACGCCTGATCCATTCTTCGGCTGCTTCCTCTGATATTTGGTTCGTCGAGTGCAGGAGATAAAAGCCAGCGATCATAGTTCCGATCTGTTCGGACGCTCTCGCGCTTTTGATTACATTACGCGCCGCCCGTTGAAACGTCTTAATGTTCGCCAGAAGGGTTGACATGTTTTCGATTGTTCTTGCAATAAGCCGTCGAGAAAATTCTTCGTTGATGTTGTCATCCAGAAGACGGGAAAGTTTATCGTAATCCTGTATCGCAGTCTTTGATTTGTTTTTCCGAATGCGAAGCATACTGATGCGGCTTTCGTCGGCGGTCTTACTCACAGAGGTATTGATCGAGGAAAAGCAGGCGGCGAAGCGAACGCGACATTGCCCTTGACCGTATTTCCCTACAGTACCGCCAGTCGTCGCCTTTCTTGCAAGAGCGATGATGCCAGCCATTGCCTGTTCGGATGCCTCGGCCTCGTCCAAGATAAGCGGCCTTGCATCGTTCCCCATGATTTCTCTGATCGAAGCCTCTGTCGTTCCGCCCTCCATGAACACGCCTATCTTCCCAAGAATTACCTTGGCAAGCCGTCTTATGACGGTTGACTTTCCGCTTTCGCTTTCGCCCGTGATCCATATATGCGGCCTGTATTCCATGCCCTTTGTGTATTCAAGCGCACCACACACGGGGGCAATAACAAGCCAGCCAGCCAGCAATGAAGCAGACAACGGGTTCTCCCATGTCACCATCTCGCAGGCTGTTTTCAGGATGATCGCTTCGGAGTTCGTAAGAGGCGTTGTCTGGTCTGGTCTTAACAGGGGCGCGGTTTCGACGTAGGTATATTCGCTCTTGAAAGATTGAAATGGGATGACCTTACCGTCAACGAAAAGCTGTTTCCCGCAGTTCACAACGATGTGTCCGTCATCAATCCACGCGCCAGCCCCTCGAACTGCGTCTTCTGGACGATATACGCCAATCCTTTGGCACTCGTTCATCATCGCGTTCTGAGCATAAAGCGCGATCTTCTTCGGGTTCGTCTCTGTCTTTGCATAAGCAGACCATTCATCAAGGTCGGCTAACTGTATCAGCATAGGCATAGAATGATTGGAAGCCAGCAAAGAAACAACGCGCCTTTCCTTGAACGAGAAATAATAATAAGTGCCGTTGTTGTGACCAAGGCAACGGAACGACAAACCCAAGAACCCTGTCTCCCTGATCTTAATATCCTCAACCTCTGGCGGAGTTGGCGGATAATCAGGTTCGACATATCCTTGGTCTGGCGGAAAGTATTCACCGCCGAGGGGTTGCTGATCTGGATCGCGGGAAGCGTCCATCCCCTCGGCGGCTTCACCCCTTGCGGGGATCGAGTTGACCGCTGCCATGATCTGAAGGCGAACGGCTTCCTCGCCTGCAAGCGCGGCGAGATCATTAAAATCTGTAGGCTTCTTCACAATCGACAAACCTTCGAAGTTAGGCGCGATCACAGAAGCACCGCCACACTTCGCAGCGGCGGCGCGAGCCTTGTCTATGCCGACATTCCACAACATGCCAGCCTCGCGCCATTCGTCCCACCGTGGGTCTTCTGGCGGTATCTCTGCCGTGTTCAAAGTCTTCGGCTTTTTGCTCGCTTGAAAAGTCCATGCGTCATTGTCGGCGCATATAACGAATTTTGAATTCGGGAACTTACCCTTCAGCGTATGAAGCGCGTAAATCAAGTTCCCGCTGTCAATCGCAGCCGCTACCGGAAGGCCTGTGGCCTGCCGTATCGTCGCACCTGTTGCGAAACCCTCGCACAAAAGAATGGTTTCAAAACTCTCGCCCTTCTTAACAAAAGGGAAGTATCCGCCCTTCTTCCTACCTCCGAGGAAAAGATATTTTCCGCCCCTGTCGTTGATGCGCTGGATCGTATAAACGCGACCGTCTGCACCATAAACAGGGACAATAAGTTCGTTTCCTTTGGCGCGGAACTTGATGCCGTGAGGATCAATGCCCTTGCGCTCTAGGTATGAATTTTCTGGGTAGGTTTCTTTTTCGAATTTCGGAAGTTTCTTATATGCTTTTGTGAGGAGTAGGGCTAGGCGTAGGTGCTTCTTGTCTTCTGCCTCCTGCTTCTCTTTCTCGTATTGTTCGAGCCTGCGCTTTCTTTCCCTTCTCTCTTCGGGCGAAAGTTTTACCGCGCTCTTCGAATGCCACTTGAATTTTTTGTCTTGATCCCTTCTGTCCATGAAGCAACCAATGGCAAAACTTTCATCGACAATCTTTAGGGTATAAGTTCCATGCGGGTTATTTCTTTTGTCGCCTTCACAATAAGCATCGTTCCACTTATCATCGGCGATGACTTTCCCGTCTTTCGGTGTGAACCCCGCAGCCGTAAGCGCGTCAAGAAACTCAGCAATAAAATCGGACAACTTAACCTCCCGCATTCTCAGATCAGCAACAGCATATTCGAACCACGATTACAAATTGTCAAACAAAAAATGAAGCCCCGTTAGAGGCTTCATTTCTTTGCAACTTTTTAGAACTCAACTTCATCGGCCAGCTTTTCCAAAGCCTCCCGATTTCCTTCTTCACGTTCTAAATCCTCAGCCCATTGCTCTTCGTTAATCATGGCCTTGACGTTCTTTTCGATAAGGTTGGCGATGATCTTCGGTTCGAGCGCGTCTAGTTCCCAAGACTTCTGACCGTGAAGACGAACATATCCTTCGAAGCGGCTGTCCGTTGTCTTGGCGGGATTTGGCGGCGGCTTGTGCGTTCTCACTTGATCCATGTTCAGGGCTAGGCGGTGAATATGGAACTGGCTCGCGTCTGCATCCCTCTCGATAAACATACGAAGCCTGTCTTCATTGTCTCGCGTCATGTCGATACCAGAAGGATCGTGATCGCCGAAGTGAAGAACGTGGACTTCTTTCCCGTTGTTGATCTTCCGTTGCATTCTCCGGCCTGCTTCCCATTGCTCAGACTGCGACGAATACCCACGGCAGGCGAAGAACGGAACGCGAAGCCGATTACAGACTGGCTCGATCACGCCGACAAGGGCGTCTTTCTCGATCCACACTTCGCAATAGTTGTCTTGATTGTCCCAAAGATCGAGGCGGAAAGAATTCGCCGCGCTTCGGATAATGTCGTTCGGTGTGTCCCACGAATTTACTGACCGCAAAAAGCGCGTTCTGTCCTCAATCGCATTCCAGTCGATCAGACCAGCAAGGCGAGCGTCATTGATAACAGACCCAAGCCTTTTGTATTCGCTCTGTTTGTTCGGCAAGAGATCGCGGGAAACAAACTGATAGTAAAGCTGGCGAAGCGTGAGTGAAAAACCCTGCCTCGAATACTCTCCGATGATGTCTTGCGCTTGCTCGATCATCTTCATTGAAGCGGATTTGAACCGCTTCTCTTGGTAACAGATTTTCATCGTTCCTTCTTTCTCCTGCATGATTACAGGCTCGAACCTCCGCGCATGTCGGAGGCTCTGGTCTGTAATCAAACGCGCATAGGCATAAGAACGGCGAGGTAAGGGCTTGCCTCTTTAATTCCCCCGCATGTGATGGTGACGGGTGCGGAACTGTCGATCATCTCGATACGAATTCCCGCGCCCTTTCTTCCGATCAGCTTGTTCACCTTCTCGAAATCTCCCAAGAACTTCGGTTGAAAACCAATTTCTTTAACGACTTCGCGCTTCTCGTCTTCCGGTATAGTCGGGATCACTCGATGATAGTCTGGATACGTTCCATCAATCGCCGACATGACAAAGGTGTCGCCGTTGTAAAGAATTTTTATCTGACCGTTCTCGAATTCAAGATCGTAGCTTTCTTCGCCGCGCTGATACTTGATCTTGTCGATCAGCCCCGAAGGAATAATGAAGCTAACGTCTTCGCCTTCGAATTCCGATGTCTCTCGGAACTTAATAAGTCGGTGTCCGTCTGTTGCGACAAGGTTCACCGTTCCCTTGACGGCTTCGAAAAACACGCCCCCAAGATAGTAGCGCGTTTCTTCGTCGCAAGCGAAAAGACGGCAGGCCTTGATCGTGTTCAGGTGCATAGTGATTTGCGTTCTCATGTTTTATTCTCCTTACTGGTTTATGGTTTCGAGTTCTTCGGGCATCATCCACGCGCAAGTGAACGATGATATTGGATTGACCTTGACGGGCTTGTCGAATTCAACAAGAAGATACCTACCTTGCGTGAAATAACAGTCAGGCCTTTCTTTCGTTATAACCCCGCATGTGTCTGGAAGGTTTCTCTTCGCCGTTTCCGTCCAACTTTGGCGAGGCTTAACGATCTTTACCCTATCGCCTATTTTCATCTCACACCCCCTTGTATTGATCGAACGCCGCATTCTTCAGGATGAAGTTTTTCAGCGCGTATTCTGCGTTCGCTGTTAGTTGACGTTGCCAAGCTGAATTCGAAGGCGACCACTTGAAGCCGTTCGACTTCAAAACCGTCCTTACTTCTTCGGATGGCTTGCCGTCGAAAATAAGTTGAAGGCGTTGCAGCGCGTGATTTTTAACAATCGTCAAGCCGTTCATGCTTTCTTCTTCGGCCTCTGCGTTCGCAGTCTTCTCGGCGCGTTGCTCAAGAACTACAAGGCGGTCTTTCATGCGCTTGATGTTGGCGAGGTTGTTCGACAACTGCCAACGATCGAAACCGACCTTCCACATATAGTTAGACTTCTGGAAGCTACGAAGCCTTTCTTCGCCCTTCACGCCATAATAATCGGAGAACATTTTCAGCAAGCCTTCGCCGCCGTTGCGCTGTTCCGCATTCGTGGCCTTCATAAATTCCTGATAGCGTTCGGCCTTGGCGAGTTTAACGCGAAGTTCTTCGATCTCGCTTCCCTGCTTTTCTTCAAGCGTGAAAACCTTGGCGAGCGATTTTTCCGCAAAGTGCTTCATGCACTTCGAGAAGTTCACCAAGTCCGTGGCGCGAGCGTGTTCCGCCTTGTTCGCCTTTTCAGCGCGACGAACGGGGAAGTTCGAACCGCCTGCGATCATCGTCGATATGCAACGCGACATTGCCCCCAACCACGCCACGGTCAATTCACGATACCGCGAGCGAAGGCCGTCGAAAACCGCCTGCGCGATTTCCTCTTGGCGCGGGTCTGTGATTTCCTTTTCGATATGCGCCGCCAACTCGCGCAGTTCGGCTTCATAATCGGCGCGGATTTGATCCCCTCTTTTCTCCGGCGAGAAGCTAATCCCCGCATGAGAACGGCGAGCGAGTTCGACCCCGATGTCTGCCTCTATTCCTGTTAAGTCGATTTTCATGGGTGTTTCCTTTGTTTGGTTATCTGATAAAACGCAGCCTAGACCGTTTCTTTTAGACTGTCAAACAAATTGTTTGACATTTTTCAAAAAAACTTTTACAAGGGTTTTATCGTTAACCAAACAAGGATCAAAAACATGAGCGAGCAACTTTATAAACTTCAACACGGGCGCGAAACGATCTTACTCGCCCCGCAAACGACCTGCCTCTGCCACCTCGCAAGGATGATCGACAAAAAAACGACCGTAGCGCAGCTTGAGGCGGCGGGGTGGCGGATCGTACCAGCGAGGCGCGCAAACGCACCAACGCCCCGCCCTGCGACCTTTGGCGGGGGAGGTAATGCGGCATGAAGAACTTTTACGAATTCCGGCTTTTCAGTTTTCGGAATTTCACCCTGTCGCTATCCCTGCGCCGCTTCCCCGCGCCTCGATCACCCTACAAAACGGGCGCGGCGGATCGGTATTATGGAAGAAAACAACAACCGCACTACACAAACAGGTTGGGAGTTGATGTCTATTCTCTTAATGAAAAACAGCGTGAAGAATACGTTCAAGGGTGGAGTGAAGAAGAAGACCGCAAAGATTGGGGCTGAAGTCTATTCAACAAGCCCTATTCAACAAGGCCTATACAACAGCGATACGTCGAAGTTTTGATGCAAACCGACACGCGCTTGTTGTATAGGCCGTTTTGTCAGAAAAATTAACTTTTGCTTCTGCGTAAATTGTCCAATAAAATCAATGGGCGTTTTTTACTTGCTGCGTTCTTTCTGCGTCAAACACTTTTCCGTAACTACTTAAGTTTTTATTGGATAATTCGCTTGAAAGTAAAAAAATAATAGGCATTTGGAAAGGTAATTTTTATAGAAAGCCCCCATATTTATTTTATGCCCCCATATATAAAAAAAATTGTTAACCTTTATTAACCGTCTGCCGTTACACGAGGCGTATTTTTATACGTTTTCTTCTGACATTCTATTATTATTATTATTATTATTTAATAAATAATATATATATAATAAGGGGTTATAGCAATTTTGTTTGACGCAGAAAACTGTGAAGTGCAAAAATGCAACACCACCATAAAAATAAATACTTTCATCCACAATTACAATCACTTAGTAAAAAAGTGTTTGACGCAACGTAAGACGCAGAAAGACGAAATTTCTTTCTGACACCGTGTTTCATTGGGTTTTCTCAATCGTTAATTTACTTTCACCAATGTTTCTGCGTGTAGAAGACACTTCCCATATTCGTTAACAAAAAAAGAGTTAACAAATCCCCTTTACTTCCTCGGAAATCGTGATAGCTTTTGAGCCTTAGTCAACCAACCAAAACTCGAAAGGATCAAAGATGAAACAGTACCCACAGATCGGAAGCGTTGTTACCTATGCGCGAGCCGATGAAAAAGGCGAGGTGCATGTCGGTCAGGGAATGGTGATGGCGATCTTCGTCGGTCAGCCTGATCGAAAACTGATGGTTCAGGTCAAGGAAGCAGGCGCGGCGTATAACGTCGATCTCGCTATGATCGACCACACGCCCGAAGAACTCGAAACGTATCGCGCCGCTGTTGCTGAAGTGCAAAAGCTGACCGATGAAGGCAACGCGAAGGTGCGCGAGATCGTGGCGGAATTCAACGCCAAGGTTGAAGCGGTTTATCTTCGCGTTCTTGGTGAACCTGTTAACGTAGAATTGCCCGTCAAGGCTGGCGACGAGTTTTAATCAAGGGGGTGCGGCGTGTTTAGCGACGAGTTGAACGAACGAGAACGCAGATTTTGCGAGGAGTACGTCATCGACTACAACGCGAAACGCGCCGCGCTTGCCGCTGGATATTCCGAAAGCTGCGCGGCGAATGAAGGCTGGATGCTGTTGAAGGACGAACGCGCAATAAGCTACATCAACAGCCTGAAACAGGCGCAGACAATTCGTTCGAAGATCAATGCCGATTACGTTCTCGGCGCGATTTATGAAACGCTCGAAAGATGCCGTCAAGAGGTTGAGCCTGTTCGCGTCAAGGGCGGAGGCGTTCTCGTTGTGAACGACAAGAACGGCGACCCAAAGAACGCTTTCCGCTTCGATGCAAAGAACGTGCTGAAGGCCGCTGAATTGCTCGGTAAGCACTTGGCGATGTTCACGGACGTTGTGGACAACCGAATGACATTCACGAAAATGCCCGAAGTCGTTGTCGCTTCCGGCAATGGCGAGAAAAAAGAACTATCCTTTGAAGTCGGGAGCGAGGCAGCGCAGCCGAAATCTTGAGATTGACTTTCAGGCCGTTTTAGTTAACATTCTGCGCGGGGGTCATCATGGCTGTTGTCAACGCAATCTATCAAGATCATTCACAGGTCGGCGACTATCTGAACGATGCCGTTCTTCCGTTGTGGACGCTATCGGCTGGCGATGTTGGCGCACCCGTCAAGATGGGCGCATTCTCAGATCGGACGGTTCACTTCTGCGGCACGTTCTCCGGTGGATCGCTTGAACTGCGCGGATCGAACAAGCCTAATCCAGACCCAGAGAACGCAGCCGATTGGTTCACGATCACAGACCCAAAACTCACCACGCCGCTGTCTGGCATTACGTCGAACAGCGGCTTCGTGCTGTATGAGAACCCGTTATTCGTATCGCCAAAAGTCACGGGCGGCGATGGTGCGACGAACTTGCAAACCTACATTCTCGGAAGGAAGAAACAATGACCGACACGATGACAGCCGAACAGATCACAAAAGCGCGTCAGATGCTCGCGCAAGAGGTTTCGAACCGCAAGGTATATGCTGACGCGCTCGAAGCTGTGAACGCGCTAGAGACGCTTGCAACGACGAAGGCGGAGATCGAAGAAGCGATCACGGCCTTGACCGATGAAAAGGCGCAGCTTGATGCTGATTGCGACAAGGCAGCGTTGTCACTCACGGCGGCAGAGAACAAGGCGAAAGAAATCCTATTCAACGCCGAGACTGAAGCGGCTCGCACAGTCAACGCAGCCGTTGCGAAGTCCAAGAAGATCGAGGCCGAAAGCGACAAGGCGAAGGCTGAGGCTGAAACGGAATTGGAGATCGCAACGCTTTCAATCGGTGCGAAGAAGGAAGAACTCGCAGCCGTCGAAGCGCAGATCGCAGAAGCGAATAAGACGCTCGAAGGTATCCGCGAGAAACTCAAGGGGATTTAATCCATGAGTTACACGCAAGTTCCGCCCGACAGCACAGGCAACAAGATCGAGACTGAATTGATGGGTAGCGGCCTGCATCGTCAGGTCGTTGTCTTGGGCGGTAATGCGGCAGGCGATGACGTAATAACGCAGTTGAAATCAGTTGCCGACAGCCTGCTATTCGTCGCGGCGGCTATGCTCGAAAAACTTCCTCGCGTGACTGGCAGCGATCAGATGGCGGTTTCGATTGAAGGCGGTTCGGTCGGCATTAGCACGAACCAGACGCTTTCGACACTCGGCACGATCAACCAAGTCGGCGGTCGTTGGGCGAGTGGAGACAATCTCAATCAAGCAGGCGTGGCGCACATCTACAATCAAATCACGGTGGCCTAAATGACAACGACAGTTAACCTAAGAAAACTTCTTCACCGCAAATCATGGGAAAGCTGCACTTCATGCCCCGTTTCTTCTGCGGCTGGCTCTTTCATCGTGAATGATCGTTTCAATCTTCTCGATGGTGTCGGGGCTGTTCACGTTGCTGGTGCTTCGTCGATCTACATGTACACGGGATCGGAAGACGCATGGGCGCAGCTTCCTAACTCCGGCATCGCTGGCACGTTCGCGGCTGGTGCTTGCGGTTGTCTTCGTGGCCTTGGGGCGATGGGCGGCACGTTTACGCAGACGGCAACGGCAGGAACTACGACGACACTCACGACGAACCGCACGATTGTGAAGCAGTTGAAAAAATGCCGTGTGCGCGTTGTTGCTGGTACTGGCGTTGGATATGAGGGTACGATCTCAGGAAACACCATCGGCGCGAACGCTGTCTTGACCGTAACGCCTGCGAATGGCGTGGCGTTCGATAACACGACACAGTATCAGGTTTTCTCAGGGTCGTTGTGGTTTATGAACGCAGGGACGGCAGCGGTTGGTTTCAGCGTGTATGACTTTGCAACGAACGCTTGGACGGCTCGAAGCGTCACGAACTTGCCGACAGCTTGGGCGACAGCCGCGAAGTTGATCTCTACGATTGGCAGCGTCTCAACGATTGCCACAGGAACGTCAACAGGATCAAATACAACGACAACCTTGAACAACACGGGAAAGGCTTGGGCGACTAATATGTGGGCGAACTATCAGGTTCGTATCACTTCAGGAACAGGCAAGGGTCAGATCAGAACCGTAGCGTCGAACACTTCGACCGCGCTCACGGTTTCAGCCGCTTGGACTGTCACTCCTGACGCGACATCGGTTTACTCGATTGAGGGCAACGACGACTACATGTACCTTATCGGAAACGCAGCGGTTACGATGTATCGCTTCAGCGTATCGGGTAATTCGTGGACGGTTCTTTCTCCTGTTGCGGCTCGCGCTGGCTCGGCTGGTGCTGGTGTGACGGCGAACTGGATCGAGAGTTGCGCAGGATGGGATCAAGAGACGCAGATCGCGCACTACTCGACAACGCTTTACAAACAGAACGGGCGGTACATTTATTCGTTCCGTGGTGGCGCGGCTTCAACGCTTGACGTTTACGACATCGCGGCGAATACATGGATCAGCGGCGTATCGTATGGAAATAAGATGGAGACGTTTTCGACAGGTTCGAGCGCGATTGATCTTGACGGAGTTATCTATCTGAACAAGGAAGCAACGGGTCGTCTGTTCGCGTTTTCTGTTGATTGCAACTGCATAAACCCGCTTGCGACGAACACGAACCAATCCGCGCTTGGTGGTACGGCGGTCGTCGGAGACAAGATTTTCGTTCTTCCATACGAAGACGGCGCGACGAAGATCGACTTCCTTTACGCGATGAGAAACTCTTCCTCCGACATGGTTCGGATGCTTTTGATCTAGGGGGTATCATGGAGATCGAAATCTTTGAAATCGAGGGCGGCTTCGGTTATCGCGTTGGTCACGTTTATCAGGAATTCGACCCAGAGTGTGACGGTTTCGTTCCTATGACGCGAGAACGCGCCGAGGCTATGGCTCAAGCGGTCAAGGCCAGATTGGAAGCGTAAGATGCTTCTCGCTCTTTGGTCAGGGTTCTGGACACGGGAAGACTGGATCGGAGCGTTTTCCGATAACGGTTTCTCAATCGTCCTACGCAGGCGGCGCAGATGACCGAGCTACTGTCAACCACAAGCCTTACGCCCATCACATCCTTGACGCTTCCGGCGATCTTACAGATGCCTGAGAAGCTGTTGCCTATGGTGACACGCTTTAACGAATTTATTCTGTTCCTGCTCGAAGGCGGTCGCGGTTCTGCCAAGTCTCACAGCGTTGCGCGTTTCCTTCTGTTCCTCGGAGAGAAAAGAAAACTCCGCATCGTCTGCGGTCGTGAAATCCAAGCCAACATCGAAGAGAGCGTCTATACGCTGTTGAAGGATTTGATCGAGCAGTATTCGCTTTCTTATGACGTATTCAAACACAAGATCGTGCATAAGTGGAGTGGCACAGAATTCCGCTTCAAGGGTTTCCGCGAGCAGGGGAACGTAAGCGTAAAGGGTCTTGAAGGCGTTGACATCCTATGGATCGACGAAGCGCAGTCGATCACGAAGCCAACACTCGACATCATCATGCCTACAATGCGTAAGGTCGGGGCGCGTGTGTTCTTCACGATGAACCGATATATGCGCGACGATGCTGTTCCAGAGTATTGCATCGGGCTGAAGGAATGCCTTCACATCAAGATCAACTATCACGAAAATCCATTCTGCCCGTTGTCTCTCAAGAACCAAGCGCAGACAATGCGCGAGAAAAGCGAGAGAGACTTTCAGCACATTTGGATGGGTATGCCGCTGCAACAGGCAGACGACTATCTGTTCAATCTGGACAAGCTGCACGATGCTTACAACATCGTTGCGTTTGGCGATAGAGTTGGAAGACAGCGCGTTCTTTCAATCGACTTCGCGGCGCAGGGTAACGACCAATGTGTCGCATCCGTTCTTGATCGCCTGACAAATCAGCATTGGAAGCTGACTGAGCGCATACCTTGGGACGAACCTGACACTATGGTTTCGGTCGGTCGCATCGTTGCCATGATCGGCGAACTGAAGCCAGACGTTACGATCATCGACATCGGGGGCATGGGAAAGCCTGTGTTCGACAGGCTTATCGAATTGGGCTTGAAGATCATACCGTTCGATGGCGGATCAACTGACGGTGTTCAGACGGATCATTACGGAAATTGGAGAGCGCAGGGTTATTACACGGTGCGCGAATGGCTCGATCAGGGCTTCTTGATCCTTCAGAAAAAGGACGAGGAAGTCGTTAAGCAGCTTGAAAAGATCAAGATGAAATATCGATCGAACGGCGTTCGAATGATCCAGCCGAAAGTCGATATGAAGAAAGAACTTGGTTACTCTCCTGATGATGCTGACAGCTTGATGATGGGTATCGTCGGAGCGGCGTACCACATGAGTGGATCATCGAACACGATCTCAGGGTCAAACGGTCATGTATATCAGCGCGTGAACAAGAATGGTTCTCGACGTAAATTGTAAAACGTGGTAAAGGAAGCGTCATGGATATTTTCACTTTCATGGTCGAACATGGCGACGAAGCCTCACTCGACAGAATAACCGAACTCTCGGAGACATTCGCAGAGGAGTGCGAGCTTTATCGCATCCTGAAATTCAACCGCGAGAAGTTCAAAGAGTACGCGAGGAAATTCACGATTTCAGGATCGGGCGCGGTTATTATCGGCGCGAGCGTGTACGGCGAGATCGTGGGTTATACAGCGGTCGTTGCCGACGACATGTGTACCGACAAGCCACGCCTTGAGATGGCGACATTCTACGTCCACCCAGAGTTCAGGAACTCAGGTGTCGGCGCGGCCTTGGCTGATAAGTTCTGCGAACTCATTGCAATCAATGGGATAGAGTACGCGCAAGTTTCCATTTGCGCTCACTTTGAAAAAGATAGAGAATTGATCCAACGCGCCACGGAGCTTCTTTTCCGGCGCAGAGGGTTCAAACAGATCGGTGTCATCATGGGAAAAACGGAGGAAAAACATGCCTAGCTTTATCGGTAAGATGTTCGGTTTCGGCGACACGCCGAAGGTTTCATCGCAAGCTGCAACGGAAACGGAAGAGGCGAAGAGAACAGCCAAGACCGGACGCTCTGCGCTCTACGAAACAGAAGGCGGAGTGACTGGCTCGGAGTTGACGGACGAACAGGTCAAACGCCGCAATACGCTTTTGGGTAACTAACAAAAACGCCTGTTTTTGTAAGTTGCGAAACCGTAAGTAACATGGGTGGAAGTTGCGCGATGAAAACACAATTTGAAAATGTCTATGAACTCTACTCGGCTTGCAAGACCGAGTGGGAGCGCAACCGCCCGAAATGGATCGACATCTCTCGTTTCGTCGGCATCACGGTTGATACGAACTACATGTATAACGCTGGCATGTCCGGCAAGAAAGGCGAAGATGCTGACGTATTCGTCGATGACCCAACAGCCGCACTTTGCGTCAATCAAGCGGGTGATTATGTTATGGGTATCATGTGGGGTACTGGCGACAAGGTTTTCGATCTTATTCCTTCTCGTTACGTTACTGAACTTGTTGATCCTGACGCTGTGGAAGACTACTTCGATTTTGCAACGGATCAAGCACTCTATCACATGAACCACGCCGATGCTGGTCTTTCGACTGCGATGAAGGCATACGCATACGATCAACAGTCGTTTGGTACTTCTGGGATCGGCACGTTCTTGAACAAGTCGTTCATGTCCGGCGTATCTGAAAACGCGCTTGTGTTCAGCAACTACGGAGTTGACAACCTCATGGTTGACGAGGGGCGCGGTGGTCAATGCGACATCGTGTTCGTCGTCTATAACTGGAAGATCAATCGCATCGTCGGCGAATTCTGCATGACGAACGGTGACGTTGACGAAGGGAAGATGAAGAAACTTCCAACCGTTATGCAGGACGCTTACAAGCAGGGCAACTTCAACCAGAACTTCAAGATCGTGTTTGGGTTCTTCCCGCGAGAGGATTACGATCCGAAGCTGAAGGGGAAGCGTGGAGCGAAGTACAAAGGCGTGTGGTTTATGGATGACGCAATGGACAATAAGACGTTCTTTGAGGAGGATTTCATCGACAGGCCTATCGCAGTAGCGCGAGCGATCAAAGTGCGCGGAGAGAACTACGGAAGGGCGGCAGGCACGCTTCTAAACAACACCATCAAGTCCGTGAACTTCATCGTCGGTTCGTCAATCGAGATCGTCGAAAAGATGGGCAATCCTTCGCTCGGACTTTACAGTAATTCGATCTTCGGCGACAGCGTTCTTGATAGTTCCCCGAATGGCCTGACGATCTTCAATCAGACGTTCGCGTCGAATTCAAACACGCCTGCTTTCCCGTTGTATGATGTTGGTGATCCTTCTGCGATCCTGAAGTTCATCGTTCCGTATTTGAATGAGAAAATCACTACAGGGTTTAAGGTTGACGCTTTGCTCGACTTCTCTTCGGCGAAAGAGATGACGGCGACAGAGAGCCTTCAGCGTTACGCGATCCGTGGCAAGTCTCTCGCTGGTATGTTGCTGCAACAGAAGAACGAGTGCTTGATCCCGACGACGAAGCGATCTGTGTCGCTTCTTATGTCGATTGGTGAACTTGGTGTTGATCCTGCGAATGTCGCGGCAGTAAAGAGATTGCGAGCCGCTGGTCAAGATAAGCGCGTGATCCCCGATGCCGTCATCCAAGTCATCAAGAATGGTCGTCCTTGGTATGAGATCAAGTGGAACAACGAACTTGAAAAATTGACGCGCACCGAGGCAGTTCAAAACCTTGTGCAGATCATCCAAGCTATCACGGCTATTGCCGCGCTTTATCCTGCGATCATTGAGGCTGTGAACTGGTACAAGCTGTTGAAGGACATCAACGACAACTTGGACGCAAACAACCAGCTTCTTTACTCGGAGGACGAATTCAAGGCCAAGGTTGCAGAGGCGGCGAAACGTCAGGCGCAGATGATGGCTATTCAGGCCGGAGAGAGTTCTTCGAAATCGGCTGCGAATATGGCGAAGGCAAACAGAGATAACCAAGAGGCGAAAAATGTCGCAGGCGGAGAATAAAAAGAAACCGACGACGACAGCGGAAAAGCTGTTGGCGCAACAGGCGGAGCGCGAAGAAAGCGAAGTGATCGCTCGTGAACGCCTTGAGGAATACAAGAAGGCTCTCAACAGCGTGGCTGCATCGCCTCATGGTGAGATCGTCTTGAAGACGTTTATCAAAGCGTTTGGCGTTTTCTCGGTCAAGCCGAACCGAGACGGCGTTGCTTTGGTAGCTGATAAGGCGTTGCGCGATTTTTATCTTTCGCTCATTCGTCCTCATCTTGACCCTGAAATTCGGCGCAACCTAGAGAACTGAAAGGAAAATCATGCCTGAAGAAAACCAAGGTGGTTCCCCCGCTGGTGCAGCGGATACGGGATCATCGAGCGCGGCGAGCCAAACAGGTGCAGCCTCGCAAGGTGGACAGCAGGGAGGGCAAGGAAGTCAATCCTCGTCGTCTCAGTCATCCGGCGATCAACAACAGCAAACGCAGACACAGACGCAATTCTCCGTTCCTGACGCTTTCAAGGAAAAGGGATGGGCGAGTAAGGTCAAGAGTATGGACGATGTGTTCAAACTCATTGACAACCAAGACCAGCTTATCGGCAAAAAGGCCGTTACTGCTCTGGACTATTCCAAGGCGACAGAAGAAGAGATTGCCGCGCATCACGCGAAACTTGCCCCGCAAGATCGCTCTGCGTACAAATTCAACGCTGCCGCTGATGACGCTGTTGCGAACGCCGTTGGTGATGCTTTTATGAAGGCTGGTATCAACGAATATCAGGGTCAGCAAATCTTGAAAACTCTTCATCCTGTCATTCAAAAAATGCAGGAAGATAAGGTGGCGGCAGACACTTCGGAAGAAGGATACATGAAGCTGTCGCAAGAGGCGTTCGGCGAGAACTATAAGACAGCAATCGGTCGTGTGGAAAAGGTATTGAAAGCCTTTGCGCCGGATGACGCGAGCAAGAAAGTCCTCGACGATATGCCGAACAATCAGCGCATCGCCGTTGATAAAACGGTAAGCAAAGTTGTCGATGCCTACGAAGCCCGTATTGCCAAAATCCTGAAGGAACACGGCATAACGGAAAGCGGGGCGCAGGCAGATGGCGGTCAGGGCAATATGTCATCTAACGTCAACGATCAGCGTAAGGAATTAAGAGCGCAGATCAGAAAGATCGACAGCCGCCCACACACCGCAGCCGAGAAGCAGGCACTCATCGACAAACTCAACGCAACCTACAAACAAGGAAACTAAGCCATGAAAGCACTCAAAATCACAATCTCCGGTTCGTATCGGAACTCAAAGCGCGAGGCGGTTGATTTCGAAAACGTCTCTGGCGTTATTCCGTTGGTCGAACACGATCTTGCAGCGATGCACGTTCGTGGTCGTTACGCGCATCCTTGGGTGAAGAACGCAAAGGACAAGGACGGAAACAAGCTGTACCCTGAACGCATCGAAGACATGCGCCAGATTTTCATCGACAGTATCGAAGAGGTTGACGCGAACCTTTCTTTCCTCGGCAAAGACATCAAGCTGATGACAGCCGAAGAACTGCAAGACCTTGCGACATACAAAGACCTTCGAACGATCCCGCTTCCGAAAGAAATTTCTGGTTCTGACTTGCGAGACATGCGCGTCAACGCATACGCCGCTTATTCAGACGCTTTCAACGGCACAACGCTGATGAAGGAAAAAGATCAAGAGGGCTTCAACTTCGCGTCACTCCCCGCGCTTGTCGTTGGTGGTAGTTCTCGGCGCGATCCTACGATCAAGCTGACGAATGACGAGATCATCGAACTGGAACAGAAGAAGATGGATATTGGCTCGACCCCAAAGTCGAACATGACCATCGACGATCTCCGTAAGTTGGCGAAACAAAAGAACATTCCGTTCACCAATTCGATGGGATTTGACGATCTCTATTCGAAGATTTATGGTGGTAGCTAATCCTTAACTGGTTGGTTGGGATGGAGGGGAGGCTTAACGGCCTCCCCTTTTTTATTACTTGCATAATAGTTAATTTGTGGCATATTTGTTGCCGGATACTCGCGTCCTGCGACCCAAAATGGCCACCCCGCCAAAATCGGTAGAAAGCCCGAATACTCGGACACCTTTCGAAAAAAGAAATTCCCGTAACACTTTCAACAAGGAGATTGGAACATGTCTTCCAACACCTACAATCCGAGTATAGATCAGGGCGCGAAGCTGAACTTCATCGACAGCTTTTACGAACTGGCTCAACAAACCAAGTCTCGCCTTGTCGCCACCGGAGCGATCAAGTGGCTTCCGTCGAAGGGCAAGACGAACAACATGGCTCGCATCGGTCGTATCGAATTGGCGGAAGTTGCAACGCGCAACCCCGACAAGCAATACGGCGACTACGCGCTCGATAACCGTCAGTTCACGAAGAAACGCTTCACTCGAACTGTCACCATCGACGCGAAGTACGACATCAACGAATTGCTGAAAGACCCGACTTCGGACATCTTGATGCAGTTGGATCACGCCAAGGAACGTGTCATTGATCGTATTGCGATCTCTGCCGCCGTTGGCTCTGTCCTCGTTGGTCAGCCGGATGCCGCACCTTCCTCGATCTCTGCCGCCACCGATGGCGTTCTGACGATTGATGGTACGGCTGGTTTCCTTTACACGACCGTCCAGAAGATCACGCAAAACTTCGTCAACAACGATGTTGATATGGAAGCCGCTTTGCGTTCCACTCTGGCGATCACAGGCAAGGAAAACACCTCGTTGATGGGCGAAGACAAGTTCATCAACACCCGCTACATCAGCGGTCAGCCTGTCGAAGACGGCGTTATGAAGAAGGCGGGTGCTTATCCCATCGTCTTGTTCGCTGGCTCTGAAAACGGCGGCATCCAAGTCCAAAGCCCGATCCTGCCAGAAGGCACGACCACGCGCTCTTGCGTTGTCCTCGCGCCTGAAAGCGTGGCGATGGCTATGGAAATCGGCGATGTCGGCGTTGAGAAGTCCAGCACGAAGGTCAACTCGTTCGACATCACCATCGACCTTTGGATCAACGCTATGCGTACCGAAGGCGTGAAGGTGCAGATCGTCACGACCACGATGTAAGCAACTGAATAGCGGTCTAGGCCGCTATTCTTTCCCGTAACCTTTCTTCAAGGAGAAGAAAAATGGCTGATAAAGTAAACAACCTTCTCACTTCCTCGGCGCGTAACCCGCGCTTCGATAGTGGGAAGCAGGCGATGATCGTGGATTTCCAAACCTCTATCACGGCTGCGAACTCGGCGGCTGGCGACAAGATCGTTCTTGCGAGTGGTCTTTCTTTTGCCGACCGTATTTCCTCGATCCGCACAGGCGGTCAAGGCACTCCCGCCTTGACGGGCGCGACCGACAACGACTTGGGCTTCTGGTACAAGGACGCTTCAGGCACGTTGAAGGAATTGGACAAGGACATTCTGTGGGACGGCATCACGCTCGCCACGGCTGTGACCTATCCAGACCTTCTGACTGGCTTTAATTCGGCCTTGGATCGCTCGAAGAACATTGGTCAGTTGCTCGGCAAGGGCATCGACCAAGAACCCGCTGGCGGCGTTTATTTGGTGTTGCAGACGAACTCGGCGAACACGGCTGCTGGCCCTCTGTTGCTGAACTTGTTTGTTGACATCGACGAAGCAACCACGGCCTAAAACGTGGTGGGGGATGGCGTTTTCTGCGTCATCCCCTTTACGTCTTTTTGATAAACGAGGTTCAAGATGGCTATCAATTCAAAGTCCGATATTTGCAACATGGCTCTTGGACACCTCGGAAACTATGGAACAGTTGACGACATTGATACCCCGACGAACGACAAAGAAATCACGTTCGCGCTCTGGTACGATATTTCAAGACAAACATTTCTGAAGATGACAATGCCTAACTTTGCGCTTGATCGCAGGGTTGTTTCTCGCAGGATCGTAACACCACCTTTCGGAATTGATCTTGGATACCAGTACGCATACGAATATCCGAACGATTGCCTGAAGGTTCTCGGCATCGGCGAGATCATGGACAAAGCTAACAACTATACGGTTGAAGGACGCAATATCTGGGTTGAGGACGAATATACAAGCGGCCTCCCAATTCGGTTTATTTCTGACGTAACGGACGTTACGCTCATGTCACCTGAATTCAAAATGGCCTTCTCTGTGTTCTTGGCTTCCAATGCGGCTATGGACATCACTCAGGACGCTACAAAAGCGAACGCGATGCTGAAGATGTTGCCGGAGAAGATGGCTGCTCTTACAGCCCTTAACGCTCAAGAAAACATGCCTATCCGCATCAGCCGTTCTCGTTTCAAGGAAGCACGATTTAATGGATTTGTTGGGGGGGCTAGGAAGAGATGAAGTTAGTCACTCTCTACAACAACTTCGCTCGCGCCAAGATCGACCACGACATGATGGGGAGGTTCGATCTTCCCATTTATAAATCGGGTGTCGATGTTATACGGAATTTTTTCACGAACTTCAAAGGAAACGCGATCTACCGATCCGGTCTTGAAGAAATGCTTGGAGAGCCTTTTCAGGATTGCGTCTTCCAAGAGTTCAGGTTCAGGGACGATCAAAATTATCTGCTCGTATTTTATGCCACGAAAATACGGTTTCTTTCTTTTGACAGTAACGGAAACTTCGGATGGGTACTCGACGGTTCAAGTAACATTCTTGAGGTCACAACGCCGTACACGCTCGCGCAATGCAGGGCGTTGCAGTTTACGCAGAATGCTGACGTTATGGTCATCACGCATCAGGCGGTTTTTCCAAAGACATTAACTCGCGTCTCAGCGAATAGCTTCACGCTTGCCGATTATGTCTTCACCGGAGGCACTGCGCCATTCGGCACAGGACAATATCCGCGCTGTTGCCTGTATTATAAGGCTCGTCTTTATTTTGCTTGCACAGCCGCAAAGACGACGACCGTGTGGGGCAGCGAAAGCGCACAGTACAATAACTTCGTTTTGCCGACGACTGTTGTTGATACGTCTCCGTTGCAGTTCACAATCGCAGAGATCACGCAACCTATCGAGTGGCTGTTCGGTGGCGATAACTCTTTGATTGCAGGAAGTGCAGACGGTCTTGTCGCAATCAACGGAGGATCGGTCGGGGCGGCTATCGTCGCTGATACGATTGAAGCAAACCTAACTTCGGCAGACGGGTGCAGTTCTTCGTATCCGTTTAAGAAAGACGGCCTTATTTTTTATGTCGGCAAGAACCGCAGAAACGCATACTACTTCAGCTATGACCTTTTGACAGAGAGTTTCATAGGTGAAGATGCGAACTTCATTTCTTATGACATTACGAGAGGCGGCATCGGAAAGGTTCGCTGGAAGAAGGACAGGGACGATCTCGCTTACTTCATTCGCGGAGACGGAAATCTTGTGACGCTTAACTTCAAGCAGAAGGAAAGCATCATCGGGTGGCACTTGCATGAGACGCAAGGAACCGTGAAGGACTTGGCTGTCATAACAGACAACGCAGGAAATCCGCAGCTTTTCACGCTCACATACAGGAACGGATCGTATTATATCGAGAGACAGGCCGAACATGTTCAGTTCGCCGAACGTGTTGATTTCTTTTCTTATAACGAAGAAGTTGAGAGCGCGACCACAGCGAAGAAGCGAGACGATGAAGCGTACAACAGATATATCGCAGAGCAGCTTCGTGAGTGCGTTTATCTTGATTGCGCCTCTCTTATCTCAGGGCTTCAAAGCAACGCAATAACGTATGATCCAATAGCCGGAACAATATCGGCGACGAACAACGTGTTTTCTTCCGGCGATGTTGGGAAGCATATCGCTTACCAGACGATCACTGGATACGAAAGCGGAAGGTTCGAGATCACGGAATATACTGACGCGAAACATGTCAAGGTTTCCGTACTTCAAGAACCGACACAAAACACATACACAAATTGGTATCTATCTTTTTCGACCGTATCAGGTCTTTCCTTGTACAATGGAACTACTGTCGGAGTTGTGACAGACGGAGGATACCTAGACGACTTCTTGGTTTCGGGAGGCTCTATCAACCTCGGAAGTCAGGTGTGTTCAGCCGTGATCGGTTATAGGTACACGGGCATCATCAAGTCATTCTGTCTTGGCCTTCAGATCAACGCCGATAATACTCAGACGACGATGAAGTCAATTTCTCGCGTAGGCGTTCGGACTGTTTCTTCGGCTGGAGGAAAGTTTGGTTCTTCTATTTACAGATTGGAAGACATCCAAGAACTTTCTCAGAACGATATAAACTATCTTCCTCCGATACCAATCGACGGGACGAAATACATAAGTTACCTCGACGACACGGAGATCGACAAGTTCTTCTATATCGTTCAGAGCGAACCTCTACCGCTTACAGTAACGGGCGTTATGATCGACGCTCAGATGGCGGTGACAAGATGATCCGCGCATATAAAACTGGCGATGAAAAACGTCTTTCTTTTAATCGGTTCTCAGACCCGTCAACCGCGCCAGAAGTGTTCTACGACGAAAGCTATACGAAAACGACAGTTGAACACAAAGGGGAAGTCAGGGCGATTGTGGTATGGAAAGAGGTCGAACCTTCCTCGTATGCGGCGTTCATCGTTTTGTCAGACATAGCCACAAAGAAGAACTGTCTTGAATTGAAGAGATTGATAAATGATGCTATCCTTCGCCTCAAGCCAAAGTTGATTTTCACCTACTCTATTGACTGCGAAGAGTTGGATAGGTGGCATGATTTTCTTGGTTTTCGGAAAGAAGGCGATGGCGTTCTTATTGGAGATAAGAACCTCACAAGGTGGGTGATGCGATGGGAATAGAAACGATTGTCATGCTTGGTCTGACAGGCCTATCGGCGATGAACGCGATCAATTCCTCGGAGAAGGAAGCGAAAGCGACAATCGCCGAGGGTAATATCGCAGCCGCAAACAAAGGAAAAGAAACACGCGCCAAGGCCGCTAGGCTGTCTTCGTCGTTCCTGAACTCTGGGCTTACGCTCGAAGGAACTCCGATGTCAACGATTGAGGACACCTACAACACGGGCTTGGCTGATATTGGTCAGATCAGTTCGAACTATAACAACAAGGCCAAGAGCATTATATCGAAAGGTCGATCTTCTGCCCTCAGCGGGTTCGCTTCTGGAATTGCTGGAATGGGGCTTTTCGAAAGCGGTGGGATAAGCAACATGTTCTCTTCCGCAAAGGAAGGCACAGCGTTCGCATTGAACGACATGGGTTTTGGAAACACGGCTTACAGTATGCTTGACGACAGTATGGACGATGTTGCTTCGACTGCATCTTCTGGCATGGGCTGGACTTTTTAAGGATACGCACCTATGGCTAACAGAAACACGATGAATTTCCGAGAAGTCACGCAAGTCGTTGCCGACCAAAGCAGCAACATCGAATTGCAGGGCGTTCTTGACATTGGTTCTGAAATCATGCGCCAGAACCAAGAGGCAGCTATCAACGAAAATCTTTCGAAGGTTCAGCTTGATCTTAATTCGCTTCAATCGAAATATCAGACTGACTTCGAGGCCGATCCTTCTTCCGGCATGAAGGAATATAAGAAGCAACGCCAAGCCATGTTCGACGCTTACGGAGAAAATATCTCTCCGTTTTTTCGCAAGACATGGAACGACAATGTAAGGAAAATCGCGCAGCAAAACGATCTTACTCAACAGGCTTGGGCTATCAAACAAACGAAGGTCAATACTGTTGGGGCTATCAACCGGAGCATGAAGAACAACTTTCTTCAGGCGAACATCGACGGTCAGAACTTCGCGGGAAGTAACGACACGGAAATATCTGCGTATCTCAATTTCGAGAACTCAAAGCGTGGACTTGTCGAATGGGGAACGAAGAACCTTGGTCAGACGACAACCGAAGAGATGCTTCAGAATTATGAGAACGATTATCTGAAGTCTTTCATTTCTGGCGTTGCAGACAAGAACCCTCAAAAGGCTGCAAAGCTGATCGAGGACAAAGCTATAAAGGCGCGCTTCTCCTCTGACGAAATCGACACCTTCGAGAACGTGATCCGCAAGAACGTCAAGCGTAAACAGCTTGGTACATTGTTCGAGGAAATAAACAATGAAGATCAAGCGGCTGACATCGTTTCTTCGGATGACGGAGATTATTATACGAAACGTCTTCAGATCGACACTCTTGAGATGCAGGGTAAAATATCGACATCGACGGCGGAGAAGGCTCGCCGTGTTTTGACATCACAGAAGAACGTGGACAACTTGACGAACTCGGACACTATGGCTGATCTCGTCAATCAGATGTACGATCTTAACGCCGTAGCTGACACAAACAGCGAGGACTATCTTGTCGGTGTCCGTAACGTGCGCGACCGCATCCTTTCGGAGCAGGCCTCTGGAAAATTGAAGCCTGACGATGCAAAGAAGCTAAACAGCCAGCTTCGCACCCTGACGGCTCAAAAGACCTCACAGGCCACGCAAAACGCAGCTATGGCCTTCTATGATAGCAACCAGAAATTCACGGCACTTCCTCCCGAATATCGTGGGGCGGCTACCAGAGAACTTTTCTACAGAGCGCAAGGAAAAGACTTCACGCCTCAGCAATACGATGCAGAGGCGAATAAGATCATCGACAACATAAAAAGCGGCATACGATCCGAAACCGTCAAACGTCTGAACAACATCAACACGCCTGACGATGCTTATCTGAAGACGCTTGGTTATACGATGGACGATGTAAAGGAAACGGCGAAGATTTATGGCCTGACAGAGCAACAAGTCATCCAGCGTTTGAAGGCGAAATAATGGTCGATATTTTCAAAAAAGAAGGCATCAAGTACGAACCTGAACAGGATGCCGCGCCGAAGCCAAAGAACGGGGCGAAGGATATATTCGCATCCGAAGGAATTTCAGTTCCTAGCATAACCGAAAGGAACACGGACGCTCTTTCTTCCGGCATAAATATCGACGCGCCAGATGGAGAGGATCAAGAGTTCGTTGCCAAGACGATCAAGGAAGACGTTAACAGCATGGAGCAGATCGCAAAGACGCGCTTCACTCCCGAACAGATCGAAAGTTTCAAGAACAATCCAATCGGTTTTTTTGACAGCTTCAAATATCTCAGGAAGCAAGACGTTGTTCCTCTTGGCGGGGTCAAGACCGCATACGATCTTTTCGATATTAACAGCATCGCCAAGAAAGTAGAAAGAGGAGAGACGCTTTCTCAGGGCGAAACAGACAAGTTGAACGGCTTCATCGACAGAGAAGTAGAAATGTCTTTGCGCGGGTTCTCGATAGGTGGCGGCATCGCTTACGGTGCTTCTCAGCTTCCGGCCTTTGCAATTGAATTTATGGCCTCTGGCGGCGTTGGGAAGATCGGGCAGACCGCAGCAGTCAAGACGGCAGAAAAGTTCATCAGCAAGGCTGTGGCGAAGAAAGCGATAGGTCTTACGGCGAATGTCGTGGCTCGAACCGCCGTCATGCCGACATTGTACGCGCCTCGCTATGCTGAACGCCGTCTTAATAATTTCGCAGCCGTGACAGACAAGGGCGAAATGATCCTGACGCATGGAGACGAAAG